AGTAACATAGCGCAATTTTTCTGAGCCACTTTGTAATGCTCGACCAGATACTGCAATAAGTTCATTATTTTCATCATAGAATGGAATAACTAATCGTTCATCATCATTGATACTTTTACCATGATCAGGAACTAAATCATCAAGGAATTGTTTGTAGTGTGATGTATATAGCAGATCAGAAAAGAACTTCTTTGGGATTTTTCTATTCTCGACATAGACTCTACAATATTGATTTATATCCAAATCAGAAATCCATGACGAAAAATTGTAAGAAGATGCTTTTTTAATATTATCAAATTTTGGTGGTGGAATATTAAACGTTGGGGCTTTAACTTTTCCCCTTCCAACATCACCATTACTGTATCGCTCCATGACATATTCTTTATGTAGTGCTGGATCAACTTGTTCTACCAGTTTTGATAGAGTTGTGCCTACACTGCAATTATAACAAGTGTAATAAAGATCATTACCTTTTTTATAAACATATCCACGAGACTTTAAAAGATTTTTCTTAGAATCTCCACAAATCGGACAACTAAAATTATACAAATCTTCTTTTTTTTGTTTGAAATTCCTTAAACGCGAAGACAGAAGTCGAATGTATTTGTTATCAATGTATAGAGACATATAGCAATTCCCAAAAAGTAAACCCTATTGTAAACTAATACAATAGGGTTGTCAAGAAGAATTTTGGTTATTTTATTAAGGTAGCAAGAACGTTGAGATTCACATTTCCCAACAACCATCCAAGGGTCATCATTCCACCAATGATCAACCATTTATATTTAGAGAATTCTGGCAACGTTGATTCTTTTCTACGTTCTTCACCTTCTTCTCTTTGCTTTAATTGATCATACAAAAGATCAAGTTTTTTACCAATATTTTGTTCAAACGTATCCATGCGATTATGCATATCAGTATTAACACTTGATATGCGCCCATGTATATCTTTAATATCAGATTTGATTTCGTTTTCTACCATAAGATGATGTTCATGTTTCTGTTCATGAATATTTATCATTTTTAGTATATTAGAATTTAATTCTTGTAATTTTTCAAAAGATTCAGATATCCTATTACAAGTTTTATCTATATTTTGAACATCTTTTTCTAATAGACCTATTTCCAATTTTAGTTCGCTGTATTCTTTGGATATTGTCATATTTTCAAATTCTTTTGTATTAATTTCGATCATATATTTTATATTGGATCATTGTTTTGTGGTGGAATATTTCTATTTCTATTAGAATTATTTATATTACCATAATCATGTCTATTTTGACTAATGTCAAATCCATTTTGTTGTCTATTATAATCTAACGAAAAATCATGAGTTTTTTCTTTAGTTCTTCCATAAGCAGCAATACCTAATATAGCACCCATTGCAAGATGGAAAAGTCCAGCCCCTTGAAGTGTCATTGGCATCCATGCTTCTGTTATATTTCCATGATAATATCCCTGAACAAAAGACCACAATATAGGAAAAATAATAAAATCGGCAATACAGACAACAAAATACATCCATGCCATCATTGGTCGCCATTGGCGATTCATCCAATCTTCTTGTCTTCTGTCTGATGCTGATTTAGCCATTTAATATCTCAAAATACTTATTATACTTTTCAATTCTATCTTCAAGACCATTGGTTCCACCATTTATAGCTTTCGATAAACCAACTAAGTCTTCATTATCACAATAACTATTCAAATTACGAGTAGACCAATACCAGCAAGCGGATTCGATAGCACCACTAAAAGTTTCCATGTAATGAATTAAACTTCCAATCTCCATGCCAATATAATTACCAAATGCTGTATAGTTATTTCTTCCAGTAATTTGAATAACGCCACGACCTTTAAATAACCATCCATCACCACTTTCTTCATTTCCATTACCCATTCTATTAGCATATACTCTTGATGCAATCTTTATTGGCTGATGGGCATATTTTAAAGCGATTTGTTCTGTTGGAAAATACTTCGGAAATACTCGACGTAAACTTTCAGATCTATAGTTTAAATTTTCAACTAAAGCTGTAAAACCAGCACTTTCGTGGGAACATTGCGACAAAAATCCAGCAATTCTTTCTGGTGTGTCTATATTGTATTTTGGTAATGAAATTGATATTGCAACATACCAATCATTAACAAATTTATTATTTGATAATATTTGTTCCAGTTGTTCTTTTGTTAATATCATTGTCCATTTCCTCTATTATTTTTGACTGTTCTTTATGCCATTTTATCCAAGCATCAACTTTAGCAGCACATTCATGATATTTACCATAATTAACAACCACAACTTTCATCACTTCGCTTAACTTTTCTTCGTCTGTATGAACGCTATCCAACGCAACACAAGCATTACCAATAACTTCTGGATAATCAGGTAGTTTATATACAGTTCCACAACCTGAAATAAAAAGTGCTAGTGATAAAATCATTAATTTTCTCATTTAGTATCTCTTACACTTTTTGCTGCTTCATTATGAATATCTACAGTTTCTTTTGTTATTTTACACTTGCTATCAATAGTAACAGCTACATCACGAAGTTTTTCTTGAACTACAATCTGTACATCTTTTACAACTTGTACACGATCTTTAAAAACATATTCTATTTTTCCATTTGCAGCTTTAGCTTTTTCTTCTGCTACTTGTATTTTTTGTTGCCATTCTTTTTCTTTTTGGGTATATTCATTAGTTACTGCATACCCACCTTCAAAATATATTCCAACCATAAACACAATAACAGAAATAAGTTTTACAAAATCTTTTTCTAATGGAACCAATATAAAAAACGAAGATATAAATCCAATAATACCAACTATTGGAAGTATATGTACAAATAATACTGGAATATATGTGAAAATCCAAATTAAAAAAGAAATCATTCAGGCAATCTTCGTTTAAACATTTTAAAAGAAACTAAATTTCTTTTCTTCTTTCCAACACCGGGTTCTGCTTGTTTTGGAAGAGTTGGATGTTCTACCCCAAGACCAGCAATAGCACCACCAGCAACATTATTTGCTGGCGTACCACCTACCATTGCAACACCGTCTTCTTTTAAAACACTCATTTAATTTTCCTTAATACAGTACTAACACCAACATCTAACAAAATATCAGAAGAAATTAAATCTTTTCCTCTTATACCTTTAATCTTCTCTGGCATTAAATTTAAGAATATTAGATACGTTTTAAGCACTGGATAATTTATTTCTGGTATCTTATAAAATAATAATCTTGTTGCTATTTCAGGACCAAAAACATTATAAAGAACTATTAAATGATTGATAACTAATTGCTCTCTCAAATCATTAAATCTTCTATAACGAGTAAAGAGTCTATTAAGATAATTATATCTCTTCATATCCTCTTCAAACTCAGACATTACCATATTAGGTCTATCATATCCTTTTATAGCATACAATAATATATTTTCATCATTTAAATTATCAAACATACTATTCTATATCTTCTTCTTTCATTATTTCTTCTATTCCATCTTCATCAGTAATCTCTGCATGAAAATCATAAGTGCCATTATCAGTTAAACAATAAAGTAAATATAGATAATATGTTTCATCATCTTCATCATTATCATGGTCATATGTTAATATCCCAAATTGATTCATTTCTAAAACAACTTCGTCACCATCATGATCTAAATCATATAGTGCTGGAATATCCAAACCAAAACGATGTAAAACTTTACGAACCTTTTGAATACCATCAACTGGTGATAAAATAAGATCTTTTAATTCATTACCAAATCTATAATTAATCTCTGATCTAATTTTTGGATTTGTGATCGAAATAGAACTATCCGTTGGAGGTTCGTGTTTGATGACTGCTTGACCGACTTCAATGGACTCTGACTTTAATTTCTTAGAGTTTTCAAGTTCACTTTTTCCATCAGGGTTCTTGACTATTTTTTGAATAGCTTTAACCAAACCCTTTTTATGTTTTCTAGAAGTCTCTTGATCATGCATCTGATAAAGAGACTTATTACGCTTTTTGACGTAATTAACTAAAATTTTTGAACTTAATTCATTAAGCATTATGCGTTAGGGAAAATGGTGTTTTCTGCGTCACCTGTCATGCTTCCCATAGCAACTAAGGTTTCGTATTGAACACGATTAGCACGACCACCCATAACAACTGTAAAAGTAGCATCATTAACACCAGTAGCATTAGCAGCAGTAGCAGTTGGAGTTACATTGTAACCAGAACCACCAGAATTAACTGTAATTGTTGTGATAGTGTTTGATGTAGTATTAACAGTATATGATGCATTAGCGCCAGAACCATTTCCACCAGTGAAAGTAATAAAACCATTAGTTTTATAGTTTGCGCCGGGAGTAGAAGAAATAGAGATAACTGGTCCAGTACCACCTTTTCTTAGATTCCATCCTGCATGTGCAACTTTTTTACCTTCTCCAGCAATACCAGCTTCAGTAGCATCTACACCGAAAACGCCATAAGCGACTCCAGTTTGGAATGCTGAAATTTGTGTGTTACCGAAAAGGGTTTCGCCATTAGCATTTACACCACCAACATCTGTAGATTTAGGTGCGTTGTTTGCTTGGTCTTTTGATCCAAATAAACTCATTTGTTATTCTCCTTGATTGAATTCTTTATATATTTATGTTATTGAAAGATTAGGGTTTGTAGCATGGTTTAATGCGAACTACGTCATTAGTTTTACTTATACAATATTTTGCTTCTGTAACGCTATAGTTCTCTCTAGGTTCAAATACACCTTTACCAGTATCGTCCCAATATATATCTGGGGATTTTGTGGTGTTTTCATTATTATGTGTTGTGCTACATGATATTAACAACAACAACGATAACAATAAAATTTTTTTCATATTATGCCTTAACCATTGTATCAACTTCTTTAATCTCTGGTTCGGGATTAAAAACATCACCTTTACCAGTTTTAGATTTAATTATTTTCTTAATTACTTCTTTTTTCTTAGCTGCTAATTCAACGGATTCTTTAGTAATCAAGTTCTTTTTCTTCAAATCACTAACACGACTATTTTGTTGATCAGCAGACATACTAGTATGATTAAAATCTCTTCTGCGATTATAAGTTGCTGCATCAGCTTTATCACCATGTTCTCTGGCTTTAGCATACCCTTGTTCTTCTCCAGCTTTGTCACCTTTTTCTCCTGCCTTAACAGCTTTATTCAAATGTCTAGTTGACTGAAATGCATTATATGAACTTTTTACTCTGTTGCTAATATTGCTTAAAAGCCCTTCGTCTATTTCGCTTTGTGTCATTTCTGTTTCCTCTTTTTTAATATCGTTATCGAATTGTTTATTAGTGGCTTTTACGATCCCTGAGAATCTTTTATTAGCTTGACCAGTTAATCTTTTTCCAGCTTCTTCATTACCCTCTTCGTGCTTTTGTGTAGCCATTTTATCCAAAGCTGTAATTTGTTCTCCAGCCTTCTTTTTATATGAGGCAAGAGTTTGTGTTGAAATTTCTGATAATGTTTTCATTACATGTCCTTAAATGGTAAACTGTGTTTTTTATGATGATCTTTTACTAAATTGTAAGTAGTTCTTGCTGCTTCTGGTTTGATATCTTTCCCATGATCACCCCAACCTGTAACAGTTTCACCAGTAGTTTCGTGTTGCCACTTTGGGTGTTTTTCTTGACTTACTTTAGAAAATCCCATCTTTTTTAACCATCTTTCACCATCAGAAGATTTGTGTCCTACTGCATTCCATTCATTAAGAGATTCTTCTGCTAAATTTCTGAAAGCCTTAAACGATTTTCCAGTGCTTTCATCCACACCGGGTACTTTTTTCCAAGGATCTTTTTTCTTAGCTGGAGTCACTGGAGTACGTTTCTGTGCATTACGTTTATTCCATTCATCGTCTTCTTTTTTTGTACGATCATAACCTTCATCATCTTCACGGTCATCACGCTCAACAAGATTCTCAATTTCTTCTTTATTTAATCTCTTACCAACACGCTCTAAACCAACAAAACGCTTACGGGTAATCTCTTGAGCCTTATTAGCACCCTTCACATCACCTTTAGAAAATGATTTATCCATATCATCTAACTTATTATCTAGATCTTTATCTGATTTCTTTTGATATGAATATAGAGTATCTTTATTCAATTCATCAAGAGACTCTACTTCTTCAGTTTTTAAAGCAAATTTTTGTTTTAATTGTTGCCATTTATTAGCAATTTCTTTGTGAGTCCCAAAGGCATGAATGACTTTATTACCTTTTTCATTAGTAGTGTGTATAATATGTGAACCACCATCATTTACCCACACAACTTTTCCAAATTTCTTATGGTTAATAGAGTCCATTACAGTTTCTTCAAGAGACTCTACTTCTTCTTTCTGAACTTCCACCGCTTGAACAGCAGCTTTAGCGATTCCTTTTTTGCGAATTTTACCAGAAGCTAATTTCTTATTAATTTCTAGTTCTTTATTAAATTCGTCTTCTGTTGGTTCTTCGTTGATCATTTCAGATAAAGCTTTTAAATTCTTTTCTTTATATGATTCTAATATTTGTGTGAATTTTCCCATTTTGATTTCCTTATTTTATTTCTATCCAGTTAAGACTTGCTCTTACGTCAGAATTGGTTGTTAATTTATACGCAACAATAGCCAAAACTTGACTTTGATTTCCTTCATAATTTTGATAAATTGCGTTGGAACGATTATCTAATTCTGTAATTGGATTATGACCAGATGATGATCCAGCAGCACCAGATGAATAACTATCAACTATTACAGAATAATTATTTGTGTTCGCCCAAGCATTCACCATAGAATGGTTAACACAATACTGACTCCAACCCAATCCGGGTACATCTTTCCAAACTGGTGATGTTATCAATGTTTCGTTTTCAAAAATTACAATTTTATATTGAACATCATTTGTACCAAGTACTGCCCAATTTTTTAATCTAGAAAACGCTCTTAATGTTTTATTAATTGCTGTTACAGTATTTTTTAACTTTATAGCAAGAACTAATTGACCATTAGTTGTGTTTGTTACGTTTACAAAACTACCATCAGTACTAATTGAACGAGAAAATCCTGTTTCTATATCAGAACCTTCTACATGTACAGAAGCGCATATAGCCATTAATGAAGAATTACTACTGGTTGGTCCTGTGTTTTTAATTTCCCATCTACAAGGTAAACTAGGTTGACACATATAAACTTCGGTTGATATGTTTGAATGATTAAATTCATGAACATAATATATCAACCCCCCAATGCTTAAACCAACTCTAACCCTACCCATACCCAACCATTGATAGTCAGCTACAAGTATTTGTCCTTTTGTTTTATCTATATTAATACCACTAGGATTGTTATTAATATTTTCTGGGGTATAACTACCGTCCATTGTATCAATATTCCAGTTTGATTGCTGAACAACTTCTGTGTCTATTCCATTTTTACGAATACCAACTTCTAGAATAAGCGAATTTAATCTTAAAAAAATCCCATTTTCATCATCAAATAAACCTACTGTTTGTGACAAATTGTTTTTTGGAGGATTCATAACAAATGTCATAAGCAAAATGTTAGAAGTTCCCGGAATATATGGATGATATTGTTTTGATTGGTGTATTGCAGTAGAACCAGATTCTGTTGTGACATTCATTAAAGCACAAACTCTGGTATAGTCTATAGTAACGCTACCGTTTGAAGAAACTTTATCATTAAATTCAAATGTGGAACCAGAACCATACATATATCTATATTCACCTAATAATCTCGAAAAAGATATTCTGCTTCTACCAAATGCCGATATAGAAGAAGAATCACCATATTGTATAGATATAGGATTGTTTTTATTTAAAACTTTTCCATCTTCACCAGCAATCATTACTACATCATAAATTGACTTATTGGTGTTTAAAAATTGGTCAGTTTGTGTGCTATACTGTGTCATTATTCAACGTATTTCTTTAATTTTAAATAGTAATCTGGATCTTCGTTTAGATGGTCCAAAGCAATTTCAGAAGCAACATTTTGTTTATCTGTATGTTCCATTTCAATCTTTACACCATTTTTCAATTGTGTAGACATATATTCTAAAGATTTTTTATGCTTTTCTGAAATTTGCTCTATCGTTGGTGTTTCTTTGTTCAACAATTTACTTTCAGAAATTTTCTTTTTAAATTTATTTAGAGTAGTTCCACTAAATCCATTTTTTGTTGTTTCATCTTCTTTTTGTGCAGAAATTGAGACAGTAGTTTCATCGCCTGTCATTTCTTTAACAACTTTTGATTTTTTATTTCTTTTTAAGTCGCCAGCAGAATTAGCAGAAAAATTTGCTGGTGTGTCTCTATTCAAAGTATCCATAGACATTCCGGGTTCTATTCCTTTGTCAATAGATTCTTTTTTAAGTCTGAATGTGGATAAAGTAAGTTTTGTTTTTGGTTCGACTAGAGATTGTTTATTACGTCTTAGTGTTTCTTGTGCCTGTGAATTACAAGCAATATCAATACTTTCTGTAATATTCTTTACATCATTATTATTTAATGAAATCCCTTCATTGGACTTACCATAAACTGGAATATGTTTTCCTAATGTTAACGCATGGTTTTTATACGTTACTTCTGTAGTATCTTTTTTACAGAAATTAGCAAATAGATCATTAATTTCTTCTACAGTATCACCAGTAATTGTGATAGAAACTGCTTCGTTTAATTTCTTCTTTGTTGGTTTCTTTGGGTCTTCTTTTTCTAATTCAGTAAGATTGTCATTCAAGGCATAATGAGTAACTTGACGATTCTTACCATATCTTCCATGACCATAATATTGTAATCCAGCTTCTTTTGCTTGTGCATATGCTTGTGAATCTGGGTGTGGTAGCTGTCCAGTACCTTTTTGTGGAATTGGATGTTTGTTAGAGTCTACTAATTCTTTAGCAATCCACTTTTGTGATTTTTCTGTTTGTGTTGGTGTGTTTACAAACTCATGTATATGTTGATGAATTTGATCTAGTTCATCTTTTTTTGATTTAATTTCTTCTGGTGTGGCAGTTTGATGATCCATAGAATTATCAAACTCCATGTAATTGTCACCAAAGTTTTTTGCATGATGCCTACGGGATTCTTGTACTTCATCCCATTTTTGTTTACGAACTTTTTCTGGAACTGATCTACCACCACGTTGACCACGACCAATATTTCTAGAACGAGAAACTTCGTCTTCTGAATGTACCATAAGCATTTTGGATTCGTATCCATGCTTTTCCAAACCATCCTTAATTTTCTTGATTAATTTATGATCACTACCAGTACCATTAATAATTAGTCCATTACGACCTTTAAGTGCTAGGGATTGACGTAATTCTGTGAGATTCTTTGCATGTTTACGGATATGGTTTCTTGCTTCTTCTTCTGACTCTGGCATTTTTTTATCTAAATGGTGTTTGTCCATCAAGAACTCTAATGCCTTATCAGAGTTTATTTCAGTAAGACCATGACCAGCCAAGGTATTTTTTAACACATAATCTTTACCAGAACCGGGACCACCAGCTAAAAATACAGCTTTGAAAATCCCATTATCATGAACACCTTCTGATAATAAAACTTGAAATTGTTCGTCTAACGATAATTGAGTATTTTGAGTCATTGGTTCCAGCCTCTACAGCTTAATAAAAGATTATACTCTATTTATAATATTCTTTTCTTAGTATAATCTCTTGACCCAAATTAGATTGTGGTGGTGGTCTTGGGTGGTTATAATACGAGAATAATTTAGCATTATCTCCAGAACCTATCCACATTTCACCAACCAATCTATCAGGCAACCACGCAAAAGCTTCTTTATTTTTTTTCTTATATTCTTTCCACCATTCTACATCATTAGGGTTCGAAAGTGTTGAAATATATTTTGAATTAGTCCACCACATATTACCAGAAAAATGTGGTGTGGGCCATGCTGAAAAATTAGCACCAACTGCATCATGTGTTTTTAATAGTTCAATAGATTCTTCAAACTTGTCAAAAATACTCCACTCACAATGTTTACGCCAATGGAGGTAATTAACAAATCTTCCATAATCACCAACCTTTAACACACGTTCAATTGCCGTGACGCCTTTAGTGTGAAAATATAGGATATTATACCATTCATCAGAGTTCTTAGCATCTTCCCAAATGGTTTGAAGTGTTTGTGTTTCTGTAATAAATTTATGTTTATCCGCTCCATCTATATTAATCAATTCTTTATCGGTGTTTTTCTTATCAAAATAATTTACTTTAATCTTGACTTTTGTAAGATAATTGTAATAATTTAATAACCCAAAAAGATGTTTAGTGGATTCTTCGTCGCCAATAGAAATGATAGTCAATTCATCAAGCTTTTCCATTACACCAGATTCTAGCATTTCACGCATCTGATCGATAAAAATATATGTCCAAGATAAATCATCTGGCATATAAATGTGATAATATGCTTTATTTTTCATTTACAACAATTCTTTCAAACACTTCTAGTTCTTCTTTATGAAACACTACCATACTATTATAGAAAGAAGTAGAATACAACCCATCACAGATTTTTTCTAATTCTTTGTTTTTTTCATTTTCTCTTGGTAAATGCCCATAATTAACAATATCAGAAATTTGTTTAGAGTGATCAATAAATGTATCACTGCCATTTAAATTATTTCTAATCCAATCAAAATAGCTTGTATGGGTATCTTCACAAATAAAAACACCACCAACTGTAATATGGGGAAACACTTTATTGAATGTCATAATTTGTTGATTCGTAAAATGCCCACCATCATCAATCAAAATATCAATATGTGGAACTTGTTTCAAGAATTCGTCCCAAAAAACTGGATCTGCTTGATCACCAATGTATAAGGTGGTATTTTGGTCATAATGGTCTAGATGTTTTAATACTGAAGTGTCAACATCAATACCAAACAATTGAGCATCAGGCCCAAAATATTTACGCCACATTTGTAAACTACCACCACCCTGAACACCAACCTCAACAATTACTGGTGCTTTCCCAACAAACTTTGAAAGATGCTGTTCATACACTTTAAAATATGGTATCCATTTATCACACTTTAATGTCAATTCATTAAAGTAAATATCCTTTAAGTTTTTCATATTTTTCCTGTTACTCTAAATTTGTTAAAAACAACTTGCATATCATTGAAAGTTATATCACGGTTGTAGTGTTCTTTCATTATTTTGGAGAAATCATGATACAAAAATTGCACCATTTCATTGTGTGCAAATGATTTATCATAATAACTTGTTCTGAATGGTTGATGTATCGATGCATAATGAACGACATTTGCAGGACACTCAAAAATATTACAGAAAACTTTATCTATTCCCATACCAATCTTAAATTCCCAATGAGACAAGAAATCCAACAATTTTTCAAATAAATCAATTTTAAAAAAAGGAGAACCCATTTCTATAAAATTAGTTTCAGAAAAAGTACATGTTAGATCTTGTTTTAGACAATTATGGTATGTAGGATGTAGGTCTGAATCTGGTGGCATAGACAATTGCCACAACCCAAAATCAAACCTTTTTGCTAATTTAATACCAACATTGATACTTTGATAATCTGTTACCAAATCGTCATCAAGGCATCCAATATACTTATAAGCATCATAAGGAAAATGTTCTTTAATTTTTTTAATTAAGTTCCATTTATGTCCTTTTTGATGAATAATATGATCATAAGTTCCAATAGGAGGTTCATAATCATTATAAGCAATTACTAATGTTTCATATTCTCTCTCAGTATTTGTCAAACGCCAATGATCTTTCCATCGATCATCGGTGTTATAGTCCATACCAACAGGACAAATTATCAATACATCTTTCATACTGGATGATGTTGAATTTCGTGTTCTACAAATATTTCTGGAAAATATCTAACAAAAATATCAGAATTTAGTGGACGTTTATCTTTAATTTTCTTTTTAATTTCTTCGTGGAAATTCCATGCTAGAGGTACAAAACAAATAGATTTAACATCTTTATATTTGTCCAACCAATCTGGTCCATATACAGGAACACAAACTCCGGGTGTGAATAATCCTTGTTTCAATGGATTATCATCAATAATAAAATCTGGACAAGCTAAAGAAGCATTTAAGAAAGTGTTTCCTTTAGCTGATGCACCGTAACCAATTATTGTATACCCATTATCGCGTAAACTCTTAATTTTCACACTATAATCATCAATAACCCTTCGACAATTTCTAGCATAATCTACATATTTTTGTTCAGAATATAAACCAAAACTTGCTTCCCAATCAATCATATTTTGTACATGATATGGTCTTTTTTGTTGTTTAGAAATAATGAAGATATAACTTGTTCCATGAATTGGATGTGTCATAACATCAATTAGATTTAAACCAGCACGTTTACACAATTCGTTCATTGATTTGATATTATAGAATGAAATATGCTCGTGATAAATTGTGTCAAATTCATTGTTTAAAATCATATCAGCTTGTGACGTAGTAATATACAATTTCGAACAACTATCCATTAAATTACTAATATTCTTTAATGTTTCTAATGGTGTCGTGTTATGAGCAAATGCATTCTGACAAGTAATAATATCAAAGATAAAACTATCTCTAGGGAATGAATCTTTGTCAAAATATCCACAAACAACTTTGTGTTTTTTGGAACTGATTTCATGTAAATTTTCTGCTGGATCGACACCGTAAGTTGTCATTCCAAGTTTTTTATAAACATCCAATTGTGAACCATCATTACAACCAATATCTAAAACAGTTTTAGGCGTAAACCTTTCATTATTCTCAATAGTAAAGTTGGCAAACCAATCAAAATAGTCTAACTGTGTCTTAGCAGTCCCAGACACATACAAATAATCCTTAAACAATAGATCAGGATTTACCATATGAGTCAATTGAACATGGAAACACTTCTCACAACGATTGATAGCAAGTGGATAATATTCTTGCATTACAAATTTATTCTTAACAAAAGAATTTGCAAGTGGTTGAGATTTTAAATCCAACACTGGAATTAGATGATCATGTCCACAAGCAATACAGGTTTTAATTTCTTCACAATTATTCATAATATAATTCCTTTTAACGTCCCAACCAACGAGGGTTTTCTAGATACCAATCAGATACTTGTTTGATGCGTTCTGATAATGAAATCTTTGGTTCCCATCCTAACGACTTCATCAAATCACCAGACAAAGCATAACGCATATCATGTCCGGGTCTAGAAGTATGAAAATCCACCATTTCATAATTCAATTCTCTATCCTGAGATTTTGCAATCATTAATGCTAAAGTTAAATTGTCAACTTCTTCACGACCAACAATATTAAACTTAGGAATACGAGCACCACCATAATCAGTTTCAACTTTTGGTTTTGTTGTAATCAAGAAATGAATAGCGTCAGCAACATCAGCAGCATGAATATAAAAACGACTTCCAGCCTTTGTTCGTGATGCATCAGAGTGAATATAAATTCTTTCTCCTTTATTAACACGATCAATACACAAAGGAATAAACTTTTCTGGTGTTTGACGTTCACCAAAAACATTCATTGTGTGTGTAATCATCATAGGCATTTTGTAAGTATTTTCGTATGCCACACAAAGTTCCTCTGCTGCTGCTTTGGATGCTGAGTATGGATTAGTTGAATTATACCTTGCTCTTTCGTCATATGCAACCCCTTCTGGTGCTGCTCCAAAAATTTCATCTGTGCTGAAATATAGCATTGTCTCTAATGAAGTCAATTTACGAGCATATTCTAAAAGATTAGCAGTCCCAATGATGTTGTCGTTAATAAACTCCATTGGATGGGTGATAGAACGGTCTACATGGGACGCAGCAGCAAGGTGAACGATAATATCTGGATTACCGATAAAACCCGCTACAAGAGGATTGATCTCTGATTTTAGATCATGAAAAACAATTTCTACACGTTTTTGTGTTTCCTTATCATACTTAGAAACAACTTCATGAAGTCTGTTTAAATTTCCAGAGAAGTCTAAACGATCAAGACTAACAATTTGCCAATCAGTTCGTTCTAATAATAAATCAATCATGTGGTGTGCAATGAAGCCAGCACCACCAGTAATAAGCACTCTTTTTGTCATAATAAATTTTCCTATAATTACGAATAAACTATTTCAATTTTTCCTTCTAGAATATCCAAAATCCTAGAAGGTTCCATTTCTTCTCTTGAATTAATTATGACCATAGAATTATCAATAAATTCTGATAAAGTCATTTTTATTTGTGGGAAGTTTCTTTGTATATATCTTACTAAGAACGTAGAATAAAATTCCAACATTTCTGATTTACACAAATATGCTTTATTGTGTCCTATAGCAAAAATAACCCAATCTCGACCTTCATCAGACAAACAGAACTGAGTTATAGCAGTGTTAATTCCGGGATATTCTGGATCATTGAAATCATCAACAACAATAACTGCTTCTCTAGTTGTGTCTATAGAAAAATTCTCCAAGTCATGTAATACAGCTTTATGTAAATGACAAGCATCAATGTGTAACAATCTATTCGCATTTTTAAATGTAATGTCGCGTTGATGTAATTTCATTAAATCTGCAATATACCAAACAACATTAGTATCATCGCCATATTTCTTTACTGCTGCTTGTGCTTGTTCTGGTGTTATTTCTGCTGCAAAATTATCATATAAACGCAAACCATCCTCTTTATTTTTCATTAAAGAAAGACCAATAGCACTCTTACCAAATGCTACACCTAACTCACAAATATCACCTTTTTCCTTTTGTGCTTCTCTTAGAATTGCATATAGAATAATAATGTCAATTGGATAAATCCATCCAGTAACTTCTTTATCAACAACTTGATTGTAGTATTGTAATAGAGAATCAATACTAGTAATATTTTTACTAGGTCTTGTGTAAATGTTTCCTGCGGCAGTATCAATAATTATTTTTTCCATATTATAATCCTAAAATATTGTCAATTTCAATAAAAGTTTCGATTGTTGGTTTTGATTGTAGTAACGGAAGTATACTATTGATTTGATCATCTGTCAATTTCCACCATTTTAATTCCATAAATTCTTTAATAATTTCTTCTGGAAATCTGTACTTAATAATCTTTGCTGGATTACCACCAACAATAGCGTATGGAGGAACGTCTTTTGTCACATGAGAATTTGTGGCGATAACAACACCATCACCAATAGTAACACCACTTGTAATAGTAACCCAATCACCAATCCAAACATCACTACCAATATTCACATCACCTCTTGTAATGTCTTGGATTTCTCTAGTTTTTAGATTATTAAAAATGTTAGTGTGATTGATACCAAATGGATAAGTACTTCCACGTTCATAGTGGTGTCCTTTACCTTGACTTACATAAATCTTTACATTTATAGCAATAGAAGTAAAAGCACCAACAGAAACTCTAATCTTGGAGTTATCAACATTTGGATCATTATATGTGTACACATTGATGGTTTCTGTGCCATATGTGTACTTTCCTTTTTCAATTAACACATTAATCCCCAAATTTCTTCATGATAATTTCATTCCACTCTGGTACACGATCATATTGGTGAACTAAGGCAAATGGTGTTCCAATACTTGTGCATACTGTATTATCGCACATAATTGGAGTTTTTTCAACTAATTTATCACCATATCTCGAAACAATTTGTGGTCCTGTTGTTCCTAATTGTGCCGCCCATGCTTCCTCTGAATAAGCAAAATTTGTGATGTTTTTATAAGTTTTCATATTTAATAAAACATTCAAAGCAGCTTGATCTGGTCCACCACCACCTTCAATTTGATGATTTGTACTGTTACATAGCATATAGATGTTTAGAAACAAATCAATCATTGTATCAAAACGTCCTGACAAAGTTCCGCAATTATAAATTAGATTACTTTGAATATCATCATAAATGAATTGACCAAAGGATTTAATCATATTATTACGACCCCAATCTTC